TCAACCTCCGCTACACACCTGGTACAAAAGGAGAAGAGAATCGACCATATTGGCCACTCTCTGAGACATCATTCCTGAAGAACAAAATCGGCAGGATGGGACCATACTATGTCGCCTTGCTAGATAAAACTGTTATGCACGAGATGATCAACTGGATTAGAAAGTCGGAAGATCCAGATGATGCTGTCCAAGTCAACATACGGACAGCGCAACGATTCTACTTTTTCTATGGAAAAGAAGAATTTGATGCATTCACCGCAAAAATACTAAGTGCAGCTCCGCACTCTAGTGTCTTCACCTATCGACAGTTAGAAACAATCTACAATCGATATGGAGCATGGGAACCTGAACACTTCAACCCCTATAAAATGCAAGTTCAGTAAACAACACATCTTCATTATGAACCATTCTAATAAGAACATCGACGATTTAAAAATCGCCCAAACCACACAAACAACACAAACACAAACAACCACAAACAAAAACTCAAACTCAACAATGCAAACTTCAAATAATACTAAAAGTAGTGTGAAAACTACTCCATTTAAGAAGCTATTCAAGCCAATTGACCCAAAACACTTTGTTATCAAATATCAAGCACAATCAAAAATATTCGAAAAGCTAGAAGACTTCGCTGCTGAAGCGCTACCAGAAGTTCTTGGTGGAGCTATGGGACTGCTGTTAGACTATCCAACAAACCCAGTCCCCAAAACACCTACTCCAAAGATGCAAAACAACAATCTTTCAGTAGGTAGTTTTTCTGGCACCCCACTCCGAGCAAACCCATCCGCTATGACTAGAACTGATGAGAACCACTTCAAAGTCAACAAAATGGAAACAGTTATGGACTTAGCTAGAGTACCAACTGCCACTCTCACCGGCATAACCAACGAATTCACTATCTTTCCAACCTGGAGCACACTTGATGCGCCTGGTAAAAACCTTTATTATATGAAGGTTGGCCCAGCTGCTGAAGTTGCTGATTGGTTTGGAGATATGGAGGCTGGTTACATTGTACCCACTGCTTTGACA